TTTACGCGTGCCAGGCGTCCCGTTGCGGTTACCACCGCCAGCGTGGAAGCAACCTTGCGAGTGCTGACACCGAACTTATCCGCCAGTTCCTCACACGTTTTAGCCCCATCCTGACAGATAAACTCAATCATCATGTCCGCGGTAACTTTTTGTTCGACCTCCCCGGTCAGCACATCCGGTACTTCAGATTGTGCTGGCTGCTCTTCGGTTACCCCGGATTCACCTTCACCAGCCAGAAACCAGGTGTGACCCGTTTTATCAACGACGCCATTTCTTTTCAGTTCCCACAGCTCGTTCAGCACTTCTTCACGACTGATATCAAGTCGCGCAGCCAGTTCTACCGACGTGGCTTTCCCCATTGCTTTCAGTGCATCAAAAACGGTTTCCATTAAAATTTCCTCCCGGTAAAAATTACTTCTCAACTCAAACAAAACCAGCCGCTTTCCGGCGTTCATACTCCTGTTTCAGTAACTCAATCGGTGTTGGCCCCGACGGGCGTTTGGGTGCCGCCAGTTGTCGCCGGACTGGCGGAACGCTCAGGCCGTTACTAACATGCTTTGCCCATTTCGTCAGTTGCCGTTCTGCAAGCCGTTTTAATTCCCCTTCGGTCATCTGGCGCTCAATCCCCTTTGAACGCATCTCGAGACAAATGTGATACAGCACAGGCTGAGACCACGGGTATTTATCGCTTCCGTCGTATCGCCAGGACTCGTTGCGCCAGCGGCGGTACTCCTCCATCACAGCATCCACCGTCAGACCGAATGGATTGGCTCCGCTTTCCGAAATCAGCGCCACAAACTCAGCCAGGTCCGGAGGCCATGTTTCACCCGCCCGGCAGCGGTCCATGCACTGGCGGCAGACCTGCCGGATTTGCTGCTCAGTCATCGCGCCAATCTGTGCAATCCAGAGCTTCGATGGTGCGGCCCCGTTCTTCTGGGTCCAGCGGTTCGAATAAACCTCCCCCATGAGTTCCCACAGCTTCCAGGCCGTTTCCGTCGCTGATAAATCCGTTTTCACGTTCCCACTGCTCACGTGCTGCCCGAATTTCCTGAACTGCCCGTGATGCGGTGCCACCTGGTGCTGCTGCATGGTTCACCCCCTTGCTGACTGGTTTAACCTGTGCCCTGACGTGATTTACGTGACGGGCGAATTTCTGCTCCCACTGAACCTGTGTAAACACTTTGCCCTCATTACTCCAGTAATCCCGGAAGGCGGCAAGTTCAGCAGGTGTAAATTCCGGCTCTGGCAGAGCCACTCCCCACAACGCAGCCCGTCGTCGAAAATCCCGTGACGGATACCAGCTATCGGTCATCGGAAATTTCCCGATGGGTTCGCTCAGGCCTTCCAGGTAATCAGGTTCCGCTGTCTGCAACGGCACACCATTCAACTCACTGGTCGGAGCACTCTCGCGCACGCGCGCGTTATGTGTGGGGTTTAATTCTCTATCTGTATCTTTATCTGTCGTGACTCGTCGTGACATGTCGTGACATATGCGTGACTCGTCGTGGCCCCCCTCATTCTGTTTTCGTAATTTTTCCCTCTCGCGCTGCGCTCTCTTGCGCTCTGCCGGAGATTTCGCGGTTTGAGAAACGTTACCGTTGTCCTCTTTCAGTACCTGGCGTTTTTCCCATCCAGTGATTAAATCTCCATCAAGCACCCGCCCCTGCATTGCCTGTAAAATTGAATCAATTACTTCTTCCGTCACATCAAGCGCACTTGCTAAATCTTCCGTCGTGACATCAATGTGACCACGTAGTGACACGCCGTGACATGTCGTGACATTTCGTGACGCGCTCACCAGAAGGTGGATATACACAGCCATCACTGTTGCGATTGGCTGTCCTGACACCCTGGAAATTGTTCGCCACTTAGGATCATTTGGCATGTCATGCCATAATCTGAGCCAGGCGTTAGCCATTCTCACCTCTTCTGATACCGAATCTTTTTACTCACGAATTGCCGGAAGCGATTCGATATGGCTATTGTCAGTCAATGTACTGCCACAGCATTTCCTGCCGGGCCACCACGGTTCATCTGATTGAAACCGGCGATTGCCACTGCGACAAAATCATCAGCGTCTCTCACCAGTCGCTCCCGCATCTCCACCAGCTCCCGAAAATAAGCTGAACTGTGGCTGCGCATTCTGGCCACCAGCAGAGGCGGCATTGCTTTTTCGATAGCTGGTAACAACGCCTGAATTTTTTTAACCGCATCAGGGGTGTCTTTCTCCACCCAGCGGAAAATTTTCTGAGTATTGCGAGCCAGGGCTTCCGGATGGCTGTCGTCATACAGTTCCGGGAACGTCATACCCAGTTCAAAATAAGCCCGGGTTATTCCAGCTGCTGGAACTTTTTCTCCATCAGAACGCGCCCAGGCATTCATCGCCATGCGGATGTGTTCATGCTTGATTTTCATGAATCAACTCCCAACAGCTTTTTCGTAGTAGTTTTATTTCTGCCAATAGTTAAAATTGCATCGGCAGAAAATAATCCGTTTGATGCATGAGCGATTTTTTCAGCATAATTTGTTTCGCCAGTATATTCAGTGCGAGGCAATTTTCCGTTATCCATCCATTTGTAGATTGCTCTTTGGCTGACACCACAAACGTCGGCCACAACAGAAACGCGAACAGTTTTGATTACATCTTCAAGTGTTTTCTGGTTCATATCACCCTCACAATGTGAACTTTGAGTACATGCTATAACAGAACTGACAGTACATTCAAGAGCGAATATCATTGAACTTATGGTTCATGAAGATAAAGCGCGTAAAGAGTTCGCCAGTAGGCTTGCGCTAGCCTGTGAAAACGCTGGTTATGAACAACATGGAAGGCAGGCAGAAATTGCCCGTCGAATGAAATTAACACCAAAAGCGGTTAGCAAATGGTTTAATGGCGAAACAATTCCTCGCCGAGAGAAATTAAGGGAATTAGCAACACTCATTGGAACAACACCAACCTATCTTTTGGGAGAGGATACAGAAGAAAGTGGACAGGTACGTTTCTATCAGGAGTTAAATCCAAGACAAAAAATCATCATTGATCTTCTGGACGAACTCCCTGACAGTGAGACAGATGAACTTTTAAAAACTCTTGAGGAGAAAAAACAAAAGTACAATGCAATTTACGAAGAGTTAGCACGAAAGAAAAAACAAAAAGCCTCTTAAACCAGCATAAATCCGGTAGCGTCCCCCTCCGGGTTTGTGCTTCACTTTTTCCCATCTCATTTTTTTACACATAAAATGTACTCAAAGTACTTTACAGCACTGAACATAAAGTACATTATATACATACCAACCCACCCCGCCCCACAGAATGCAGGGCAATACTTCGAGTTACCAGGCAGTGGTCAGGGGTTAAGTAGCCAGCCCGAGGCGTAAGAACATGACGGCAGGGTTCAACTTTAATAACTATGCAGCAGGTTTTTGTTCCGCTACCCCGGCGTTAAGGGGAAATGAGGTCAGCATGGATACTATCGATCTTGGCAACAGCGAATCTCTGGTATGTGGCGTGTTCCCCAACCAGGACGGTACGTTCACCGCGATGACGTATACCAAAAGCAAAACGTTTAAAACCGAAAATGGTGCCCGTCGCTGGCTGGAAAGAAACTCAGGTGAGTGATATGGATTTCGACACAATCATGGAAAAGGCTTACGAAGAATACTTCGAAGGCCTTGCCGAAGGCGAAGAAGCTCTCAGCTTCAGTGAGTTTAAACAGGCGCTTTCCAGCTCGGCAAAATCTAACGGCTGATAAGCGAAGCAGCACCGCGAGGAATCAGTATGCAGAAACGAGACCCCGTCATCATCGCGCCAGACTATACCGATGATGAACTTTATGAGTGGATGCGCCAGAAAATTAATGCAGCGCAGGATCTGAAATGGGCCAATGAAGCCAGGGCTAAGCAGGCTGAAAATCTGTCCGCTCTGGAGCAGGATATCACCAAGCTGGAAAAAGCAGCGGCATTAAGCATTGCCAGAATGATTACATACCCGCGTTAATAGCTAACCAACGAAGCTAAGGTTGGTAATTAAGGAGTTCTCCACGGGTCAGGTGGAGTGCGTGCGCCGGACACGGGTGAGCATCCGGTACGTTCTTTAAAAATCTGGATAGTCCCAACTTATTTAAACGGTTAATTATCTTGAGTTCATCCAGAACTTATTATTGCAAGCGGGGCAAAAAGTACGAAAATGAGCATCAAAGCGCATTATTTCCATTGGCTGAAGTACAGATATTACCTTTTTTCCAAAACATTGTGGGCAAAGATGCACAGTTATCTCAGTATCGCCTATAAATTGCTTCTTGGAATATACAAGGGTTCCAGAATCAAGCTTGTTAAGCTTGTAACCTTCCGCCTGTCGCTGAAAATCTTCTGTCTCTGCAATTTTTGCTTTGAGATGCATTATCTCTTCATCACGAAAGCGGATCGCATCGCAAAGAGAGAAGCATTCCGCCTGAAGCGTGATTAGTTTGTTCTGAAGTTCAATAGTTGCGGCTTTAACTTCTGCATCCGTTTTTGCGTCATTAATAACCTTAGCGAGACCAGCTGTCTCCTTTATCGCAGCCATAGCCGCTGACAGTTCTGCTATCACGTTGAGTACTCTTCTCGTTGTTGGGGATATCCGGATTATACAAATTTCTTGTTGTTGGGGAATAACAGGAACCACCTCGCCTGACGTGGTTAAAAGCAGGCACACAACGCGAAAGCGTACGGCGAGGTAGCTGGTTTATAGATAGCCTGTCGTTAAATTTTCGTCGACCGTGCGCTTCCGGTTGTGGCACTCCGCGAAATGGCGCGGCGGTAAGTATGGCGGGGTTATTCCTTCCCCGTTGAGAACACCGGGTTGTCAGGTTGACCATACGCTTAAGTGACAACCCCGCTGCAACGCCCTCTGTTATCAATTTTCTGGTGGCGTTTGGCGGTATCAGTTTTACTCCGTGACTGCTCTGCCGCCCTTTTTAAAGTGAATTTTGTGATGCGGTGAATGCGGCTAAGCGCACGCGGAACAGTTAAAACCAAAAACAGTGTTATGGGTGGATTCTCTGTATCCGGCGTTAATTGTTAACTGGTTAACGTCACCTGGAGGCACCAGGCACCGCATCACAAAACTCATTGTTGAGGGCGCGATAATGAAAACGTTATTACCAAACGTTAATACGTCTGAAGGTTGTTTTGAAATTGGTGTCACTATCAGTAATCCTGTATTTACTGAAGATGCCATTAACAAAAGAAAACACGAACGGGAGTTATTAAATAAAGTATGCATTGTTTCAATGCTGGCCCGTTTACGTCTGATGCCAAAAGGATGTGCACAATGAATCCAGTATTTGCACTTATTCTGACGGTTTTTCTTGTTTCCGGAGAGCCAGTTGATATTGCAGTCAGTGTTCACAGAACAATGCAGGAATGTATGGCAGCAGCAACCGAACAGAAAATTCCAGGCAACTGTTATCCGGTCGATAAAGTTATTCACCAGGATAATAACGAAATCCCAGCAGGATTTTAAAACAGCACCGTAATAAATATCCAGTTTCATTCTTATATGTCAGCAATGGCAGAGATTTGTTCACCCTTAAATCTGTGATGAGGTTTATCAATAATGAGCACTGATAAAGAAGAATTTGCACTATATTGCGAAGCAAAAAATGACAAAGTAAGAAAACGCCTAGGAATTAAAGGTGGTTTTTACTGGACTACAGCAAAAAAATTATCTGTTGCAATCTCCCGCTGCATTACCGCAATGGATGACAACGATTATGATGAAGACGACTTTAAAAAACCCGTCCGCGTCAATTTGCCCGTTGTTGACGACCTTCCGCCAGAAGGCGTGTTTGATACTGAATTCTGCAACCGCTATGAAAAAGGCGGGAAAGATGGCATCACAATGACATTTATCGGCCCTTCCCCCTCTGTTCAGGACAAACCAGCCAGCACTGACAATACCAACATCAACGGCGAAGACATGACTGAGATTGAGGAGAGCATGCTTCTGCCTGTCTCCGGTCAGGAACTGCCCATTCGTTGGCTTGCTCAACACGGCAGCGAAAAACCAGTAACGCACGTTTCACGCGACGAACTCCAGGCATTACACATTGCACGGGCTGAAGAACTACCGGCTGTTACTGCCCTGGCTATTTCGCATAAAACCAGTCTGCTCGACTCGCTGGAGATTCGCGACCTCCACAAACTGGTTCGTGACACTGACAAAGTTTTCCCTAATCCTGGTAATTCAGACCTGGGACTAATAACTGCTTTTTTCGAAGCATACCTGGACGCTGACTACACTGATCGGGGTCTGCTGACAAAAGAGTGGATGAAAGGAAATCGTGTTTCACGCATCACCCGCACGGCTTCCGGTGCTAATGCTGGCGGTGGGAACAAAACCGATCGCAATCCGAATTTAGTACACACCCTCGACACACTGGATGTGGAGATTGCAGCAGCCACACTTCCGATGGATTTTAATATTTATGAAATTCCGGGCAGCGTTTATCGTCGCGCAAAAGAAGTAGTCCTGAAAAAAGAAAGTCCGTTCAAAGAATGGTCCGCAGCACTTCGTGCAACCCCGGGTATTCTGGACTATTCCCGCGCCGCTATTTTTGCACTTATCCGAAGCGCACACCCTGAATTTTATCACTACCCGGGACGCCTTCAGGGGTATATCAACGCCTATTTGACGGAAACTGATCACGAGAACCCCAGCAAGGAAACTCTCACAGCTGCCCGGCATACGCCGGAAAAAGATATCCTGGAAGAAATTAACCGCGAGGTGGTTACTGAACGTGAAACAGAAGAAGAAAAACCACAACCATCTGACGCAATGGCAGGTGAACAGGCAACAACTGAAACAATGGAACCGGATACAACTGAACATTGCCAGAACGCTCAGTCGCAGGTGAGTTCCGCTAACCAAGTAAAAGTCACCGCTGACGAAGTAAACAAAATTATGCAGGCAGCCAATATCAGCCAGCCTGACGCCGATAAGTTACTTGCTGTATCGCGTGATGAATTTGTTGAGGGGATTAGCGACCCTAATGATCCGAAATGGGTCAAGGGGATCCAGACTCGCGATTCTGTGAACCAGAACCAGCATGAATCGGAACGGAACGACCAAAAAGCGGAACAAAACAGCCCAAATGCGTTACAAAACGGGCCAGAAACGAAACAATCCGAACCAGTAGCGCAACAGGAACCGGAAAAAGTCTGCACCGCCTGCGGTCAGAGCGGTGGCGGCAACTGCCCTGATTGTGGCGCGGTGATGGGCGACGCAACATACCAGGAAACATTCGATGAAGAGAATCAGGTTGAAGTTCAGGAAAATGATCCGGAGGAAATGGAAGGCGCTGAACATCCACACAAGGAGAACCCTGGCGGCAATCAGCATCACGCCAGCGATAATAAAACTGGCGAGGCGACAGATCCCTTAATTAAGGTGAATGGTCATCATAAGCTCACATCCACCAGCAGAGCGGGGATTCATCTGATGATCGACCTTGAAACCATGGGAAAAAATCCCGATGCCCCGATTATCTCAATAGGCGCAATATTTTTCGATCCACAAACCGGAGATATGGGACCGGAATTTAGCAAGGCCATCGATCTGGATACTGCTGGCGGAGTCATTGATCGTGACGTCATTAAATGGTGGCTGAAGCAATCACGTGAGGCGCAGTCTGCCATTATGACCGATGAAATCCCGTTAGATGATGCACTACTGCAATTGCGGGAATTTATCGACGAAAACTCCGGTGAATTTTTTGTTCAGGTCTGGGGTAATGGGGCCAACTTCGACAACGTGATTTTACGCCGTTCATACGAACGACAGGGTATCCCCTGCCCGTGGCGCTACTGCAACGATCGCGATGTACGCACAATCGTTGAGCTGGGGAAAGCCATAGACTTCGATGCCAGAACTGCTATCCCATTCGAAGGTGAGCGCCATAATGCACTGGATGACGCCCGTCACCAGGCAAAATACGTTTCAGCTATCTGGCAAAAACTGATCCCGAATCAGGCTGATTTTTAATGTTCAACCGTCGCCAGTTGTCGTTGATATTCTGCAACTGGCGCGTTCCGGAGTGATAGCCATGAGCGAACAGTACCTGATAACGCTCGACGAGTGGAAACCAAAACGGTTCAGTCTCCCAATAACAAACACTACCCTGGTGAAATACGGAAAACTAGGATACATCGTTCCAAGACCACAAAAAATTCGTGGGCGTTGGCTGATAGATCGCCGAGCAGTATTTGTTGGGCCTGGTGAAACGGGAATTGCGCCGGAAATTCATACTGGCGATGATGATGCACTGAAGGAGATTTTAACTCATGTCACCGAGGCCACGAAAAAACAGCACTGACGTAGCCGGTCTTTACGAAAAGTTTGATCGCAGAACTGGCAGAGTTTACTACCAGTATAAAAATCCTGTGACTGGAAAATTTCACGGACTCGGAACAGACAAAGGTAAGGCAGAAAAAATCGCTTCCACAGCCAATCAGCGAATAGCTGCAGCAGAAGCTGAATATTTCATGCGCAAAATTGATGAAAGTCCGTCAGCAACAAAACGTCGGGGTATCAGATTAAAGGCATGGGTTGATCGATATCTGAAAATACAGGACACGCGACTGAAAAATGGAGATATTGCAGCTACAACTCACAAAGAAAAAACTCGAATGGCTGCATACCTGGTTTCCCGTCTGGGAAACCACCCATTGAAAGAACTGGAAGTAAGAGACTTTGCATTAATACTGGATGAGTGGCTGGATAAAGACATGGTCAGCACAGCGAGAGTAAATCGTGGATTATGGGTTGATATTTATAAAGAAGCACAGCATGCAGGGGAAGTTCCTCCTGGATGGAATCCTCCGGAGGCTACCCGTAAACCGATCCCTAAAGTAACCAGAGCCAGACTCACCCTGGAAGACTGGCAAAAAATTTACAACGCAACGCCTGAAAAACACTTTATCCGTAACGCAATGCTTCTTGCGATTGTAACTGGTCAGCGCCGTGATGACATTTGCCACATGCGTTTTTCAGATGTGTGGAACGAACACTTGCATATCACCCAGGGAAAAACCGGAATGCGTCTGGCGTTACCGCTTACACTACGCTGTGATGCCATTGGGATAACGTTAAAAGAAGTTATTGATGGGTGCCGAGACAGAATATTAAGTCCATATCTAATCCATAGTCGGCACCAGAAACAACCGAAGTCGATGAGTAAAGACAACCTGAGCGACTACTTTGCCAAAGCACGGGATCTGGCTGGGATAATTCCACCAGCAGGAAAAACTCCGCCAACATTTCATGAACAACGCTCTCTATCAGAACGGCTGTACCGTGCACAGGGTATCGATACAAAAACATTACTAGGACATAAAGTCCAGGCAACCACCGATCGCTATAACGATACTCGAGGTCAGGAATGGGTTAAGTTGGTTATTTGACAAACACCATATGGAATATCCGTCACCATCTCAGGAAAAAAGTGTTGTAAAATGCGTGGCCTAGTTTTGGGGAAACGTTTTGGAGAGATTTTGGAGAAAGGAAAAAATTGAATAAATTCAAAATCCTGAAAGTGTCCCGCCTTATGAATAAAAAGGTGGAACTCGAATGATCGGTCGACTGCTTCGCGGCGGTTTTATGACCGCTATCTACGCGTACCTGTATATCCCAATCATTATTTTGATTGTGAACTCCTTTAACAGCTCGCGCTTTGGCATCAACTGGCAGGGTTTTACCACCAAATGGTATAGCCTGCTGATGAACAACGACAGCCTGTTACAGGCAGCGCAGCATTCACTAACAATGGCGGTGTTTTCGGCGACATTTGCTACGCTTATCGGTTCACTGACGGCAGTTGCGCTGTACCGTTATCGCTTTCGTGGTAAGCCGTTCGTTAGCGGAATGCTGTTTGTGGTGATGATGTCACCAGATATCGTGATGGCGATTTCGCTGCTGGTACTGTTTATGCTGCTGGGAATTCAGCTTGGCTTCTGGTCGCTGCTGTTCTCTCATATCACCTTCTGCCTGCCATTTGTGGTGGTGACGGTGTATTCGCGCCTGAAAGGTTTTGACGTGCGGATGCTGGAAGCGGCGAAAGATCTCGGTGCCAGCGAATTTACCATTCTGCGAAAAATCATACTGCCACTGGCAATGCCAGCGGTGGCGGCGGGCTGGGTGTTAAGCTTTACCCTGTCGATGGACGATGTGGTAGTTTCTTCGTTCGTCACCGGACCAAGTTATGAAATTCTGCCGTTAAAAATTTATTCGATGGTCAAAGTCGGCGTATCGCCGGAAGTTAACGCGCTGGCAACCATATTACTGGTGCTGTCGCTGGTGATGGTTATTGCCAGTCAGCTTATTGCTCGTGATAAAACGAAAGGTAACACAGGGGACGTTAAATGAAAAAATGGTCACGCCACCTGCTCGCGGCGGGTGCTCTGGCACTGGGCATGAGCGCCGCTCACGCCGATGACAACAACACGCTGTATTTCTACAACTGGACCGAGTACGTGCCGCCAGGACTGCTTGAACAGTTCACCAAAGAAACCGGTATTAAGGTTATCTATTCGACTTACGAGTCGAACGAAACCATGTACGCCAAGCTGAAAACGTACAAAGACGGTGCCTACGACCTGGTGGTTCCTTCAACCTATTACGTCGATAAAATGCGTAAAGAAGGGATGATCCAGAAGATCGACAAGTCGAAGTTAAGCAATTTCAGCAACCTCGATCCAGACATGCTCAACAAGCCGTTTGACCCGAATAACGACTACTCCATTCCGTATATCTGGGGGGCGACGGCGATTGGCGTTAACGGTGATGCGGTAGATCCGAAATCCGTTACCAGCTGGGCCGATCTGTGGAAGCCTGAGTACAAAGGCAGCCTGCTGCTGACCGACGATGCCCGTGAAGTGTTCCAGATGGCGCTGCGTAAGCTGGGCTACTCCGGTAACACCACCGATCCGAAAGAGATTGAAGCTGCATATAACGAGCTGAAAAAACTGATGCCAAACGTGGCAGCCTTTAACTCCGATAACCCGGCTAACCCGTACATGGAAGGCGAAGTTAACCTCGGCATGATCTGGAACGGTTCTGCTTTCGTTGCACGCCAGGCGGGTACGCCAATTGACGTGGTGTGGCCGAAAGAAGGCGGCATTTTCTGGATGGACAGCCTGGCGATCCCGGCAAATGCCAAAAACAAAGAAGGCGCGCTGAAATTGATCAACTTCCTGCTGCGCCCGGATGTGGCAAAACAGGTTGCTGAAACTATCGGTTATCCAACGCCAAACCTTGCGGCGCGTAAGCTGTTAAGTCCAGAAGTGGCGAACGATAAGACGCTCTACCCGGATGCTGAAACCATTAAAAATGGCGAATGGCAGAATGACGTTGGCGCAGCCAGCAGCATTTATGAAGAGTATTATCAGAAGCTGAAAGCAGGACGTTAATTCAGCAAGCGGGCGGTGGTATTACCGCCCGTTTTTTAGTTAGCAAGGATGTGGCTAATGAGTCAGGACAGTAAAGTTTTATCCCGCGCTTTTCTCGGTATCGGTCTGATATTGCTCGTTATTTCTGCAATCATCTTTTATTACCATTTTACTTTTACCAAAAGCGCGGTTCATACAGAAGGAATCATTGTTGATGCCGTTTGGTACAACAATCACTCAAACGACGTCGATGATAATGGTTCCTGGTATCCAGTGGTTGCCTTTCGCCCTACGCCAGATTACACGCTAATTTTCAATTCGAATATCGGGTAATGACTCCAACTTA